CATCGACCATATACAAGCACTGGACTGCGGCGGCCCGGATGACCCCAGCAACATGCAATGGCAAACAGCGGCGGAAGGAAAAGCCAAGGACAAATGGGAAAGAAAAGGTTGCGCAGTCGGCCGGTCAAACCGCGCCTATGCTGTAGAAAGCGCAAACATCGTACCGACCGGCAGCTACTTCACCGGAGCAAAAGGCGGCTGCTTTACCTATTCCGCCGGCGGAAAAAAGCGTTACGTAGATCACTCATACTGCCGTTGATCATATTGCGCACTACCCGAACAAATCAACCTGCAACTGCTTGCGCTGATCCGGCTTCAGGTTATTGATTAAACTGGCGGCGATTTGCAACGTGGTTTTAACCGGGGGATTAAGATCGTGCTTATAAGCCAGCACAAAAACAAAGCTGGCCCCGCAATCTTTAGTGTTAGTGCATTGACAGTACAAATCCTTGACCGTCTCGCTCATCGCGTTGCTGGACGTAATAATGGCTTTTTTCGAGCAATGGGGGCAAACGACACGCATAAAGTTCTCCGCTGTTTTGCCGGATTATAGCAAAAAACGCCTTTTTTAAGGTGTTTTTTATTCTTAATCAAGCATGTAGCGATGTAGTGCCGTAGGGTGTGCTGAACAACGTGAAGCGCATCGTTCGCGAGTGATGCGCTTCGTACCTCGGCACATTCCACGGCCTTGGCTACTGGCTTTTGCGCCATACGCATTGAAGATCGTAAGTATAAACTCACATACATTTCAGCTTTAGCTGACATACGCCTACAGCATTTAGCGGTATAAAGCTCAGCAGGTCGGGCAACCTCTTATGTTGCGAGATTCAATGCCTATTGAAACAGGGCATAAACATTTGCCCGACCTACCAAACTGGCTATTGAACCAAAGCCATATTTCGGTTTTTAGCCACTTGCTTTAAAGCATCCAGATATTGGCGGGGCGAATTGTTGGGCCTTTCGTTGACGATGCTGATCAAAGCCGACAGCAACACCCTCAGGTCGTCGGCTTGTTCGACTTGCATGGCAAAGAGCAAAGCTTCGCAAGCTATATCCAGCGTTTGACTATTAATTTCTTGATCCATAATAAAAACCATTAAAAATGATTACCGAATTAAGCAACATCGTCACTTTAACAAAAAACCTAATCAATGTATTAAAAGAAATAAAAGCCTTGGTGCCAAACCCTGAGGACAGGAACCGGCTGGATGAAAAAATCGAATCGGCAGAGCGCGAGCTTGCCATATCGGAAGCCGCCGCGGCACGGGATTTGGGCTACCAGTTGTGTCAATGCACATTTCCGCCGCAGATTATGCTGTTCACCGGCAAAAAACAATCTCAGTACCAATGCCCTCGCTGTCACTTTATAGTCAATAAAGGCACAACAGTGACATTCAGTGATTAGCCTATTAATAACCGGCCTTAGCACGGTAGGGCGCAATAGCAGCTTTATCGCGTATTGCGCCGAATGATAAATCCCCATGCGGTGCAATACGCTATGCTATTGCACCCTACTTAACTGACAATTAATGTTGGATTATCACCAACTGCCAAAGCAATATCAAAATAGCTTGATAATTATCCAACTACTTTGATATTATTTTTCCCATGAAAAAACTGCGTTTTATCGGCTCCAGCTTGGACGATCTTAAAAATTTCCCTCTTGAAGCCCGACGCGAAGCCGGGTTCGAACTGGATGCCGTACAGCGCGGGGGCGTGCCGTCCGATTTTAAACCCTTGCCGGCGGTCGGTTCCGGCGTATATGAGATTCGCATTCATGCGCTGGGCGAGTGGCGGATCGTGTATGTCGCCAAGATGGATGACGCGGTGTACGTGTTGCACGCTTTTCATAAGAAAACACAAAAAACGCGGCATGAAGATATTGAGCTGGCCGCGCGTCGTTATAAACAACTGGGAAACGCTGATGGATAAAGAACCTGTGCTTGAATCATCCGGCAATGTATTTGCCGATCTGGGCTTTACCCCGGAAGAGGCCACACTGCTGACCATGCGCGCCGAGTTGATGGCGCGGTTGCGCGAAACCATTGCTGAGCGCGGCTGGACGCAAATTCAGGCGGCGGAGCATTTAGGTATCGGGCAGTCGCGCGTGTCTGATTTGGTGCGCGGCAAATGGGATAAGTTTAGTCTGGACATGCTGGTCACCTTAGCCACCCGTGCCGGACGGCGGGTTGAATTGACGGCGGCGTGATGGTTACGCAGACTGAAGATTGCGAATTGAAGCGGTGAACGTCGGGCATAAACAGCATGCCCGACTTACGGAACTTTTTGTTGGCCGGTAAAAGAACAACAGAATTAGGTCGCCGCCCGTTCATAAGTTATCATTAGCGCCCGTTATTAACTGATAACCCATGGCGAATATGATGTTTGCTGATAAACTCATAAAAAGCACCGAAAAAATACTTTCAGGATTCGATAAAGCGACAAAAGAAATGACGCCTTATATTGAAAGGATGCTTGATAAAATCAGCCGTATAAACGAAACACAGGTGCGGGTTCCCAAGTTCCAACTTGGAAACTCAGATGGCGAAGCCCCAACTTCGCAAGACAGCAAACTATAGCTTCAAATAACAAAACTCCAAATCTTAAGTTTGGGAACTGGCGGAAACCTCAGCAGAACTACCTACGTGCTATTTAAACATGTGGGGTATACAATCAAAAAGCTGTTAAAGACTCACCTTAATGGTGATAATCGTTTCTGCTGCTAGAAGGCTTACATAAATGACTAAACAACCAGAAACAATAGCCGATCAACTCATTGGTGAACTTCGCGTCTATAGCAGAACTAACGAAATTCCAGCCCAGTTCACTGTTGCTAAATTTAAACGGGATGCGAATAAGCTGAAAAGCACATCGGCTGCACAAGCGGCTATGATACATGGCATGATTGCCTGTCTTGAACGCGACATAGAAACCTGCAAGAAACAGCACGAGTTATCCATAAGATTACATGGCGAACCGGATTTTTATTTGAACTATTATTGTTCGCTATTACTGTTGGGACGAATCCATGATGGATATTGCTGCTTAACTGAGGGCCTTAGTAAATTTCCTTTTTCCACTGACTTAATTAAAGCAGCGATAGAAGCGGCTATGTTGCTGGGGTTTTACGGTAAAGTGATCGAATACTACGAATCTCTACAAAGTTTACAACCTATCGCGCACGATCAAGAAATAGAAAAAATTGCGGACGATGCAAAACAAGCCTTAAGCATTGACGTTCCTCAAGAAACGCTTGATAAATTGTCTTATGTTGTGGAAAGTATCGGCATAAAGCATGCAGCAAAACTGCAAAGCATCTCGCTGAGTAGCAATGACGATGTCTTGTTTCAATGGATAAAAACATCGGCCGATGTCGACACAACGGTAGCAATGAATTTTGAGTTATGCGAAGCGCTCGCAGAAACCGATATTAATCTCAACAAAGTTTCTGTAGCATTCCGAGCTTCTTAACATTAATGGCAATAAAAAAAGAAGATTTTCTGTCCTTTGCAAAAGCCTTGCCTGAAGATTGCGAAATAAACCTTAGAAATGCCATGAGCCGCGCCTATTATGCCGCGTATCATGGATGCTTGGAGCTTTATGAGGCGGATCGCTCGGCAAATGGCGGCGTTCATAACAAGTTGATTATTGCATTAAAAAACAGCCCAGACCGTAAAGATCGCCAGCTGGGTATCATTCTTGACCAACTAAGGTTATTGAGAACAACAGCCGATTACTACCTATCGGAATCAATCGCGCTTAGCGATAAGCAAACGGCTATTAAACAAGCTGAAAAATTATTGGCTATGTTAGCCCGGTAGGCTGGGTAGAGCAACGCGAAACCCAGATTTGATGCAAACCACGCTGGGTTTCATTGCATTCGACCCAGCCTACGGCCCTCTATAAAATACAGTGTAAACAGATAGTAAAAAACATATATGTATTTAAATGATTAGAAAATTATTAATCTGGATTTTAGGGAAGTTTAAAAGAAAACCACCTTTTCAAAAGGCTAAGTTTTTTGGTGATTATTTTATTGAAGAAGCAAAAATCAAAGATATATATTTTATATATAGCAGGATAGTCGAAGAGGCTAAAAGCGGACACTTCAATGAGTTATTAGTCAATCCAGAATTAAAAAATGGCTTATGCTTTCAAGCGTTCTGTGCCATTAATTTAAGACAGATGCCAAATATACAAGGTTCATTATGCGACGCAGTTTTAGCCATAATTAGACATAAAGATGCTGCTATTGGTTTCATTTGGATTAGATATTTTGAAGAATCAAATGATGATGGGTGGGAGCTATATTTATTATCAATTCTTCCTGAACATAGAGGCAATAATCTAGGAAATCTCAGTGTGAATTACATGCTTGGACTAGTGGATCCATCATTAAATATCTATGCTAGGCTTTACAAAAATATACAAAACAATTCCATGAAAAAAATACTTAGCAATAACGGATTCAAGGAAGATTCTCTGACAAACATATATTCAAATACACTTGTTTATGTTAAGCCTGCTAACAAGAGTAATTCGTAGGTTAGGCTGACGCAAGGAAGCCCAACCTACGAGCAGTAGGAATACAGAATGATCAAATCCACAAAGCCCCGGATTACGCAAGCTCCATCCAGGCTACTGGATGAACAAAGTGAAGCGCATCGTTCGCGAGTGATGCGCTTCGCGCTTCAGCGTATCCTACAGCCTTAAAATAGGCTTGATTAATTATCATTTTCTCCAAACAAAGCTATGTCATCTCCTATAGATAAGATATTCGAAGAAATATTTGGTCATGCTCCTACCAAAAATGGTACTGCTTTTGAGCAACTTGCTGCAATTGCTTCACATGCTATTGGAGGTGGAGGCGTAAAGCATGATGACAAACTTCGTGGCGAATTCTCCAAAACCCTTTACCAACTAGACGTACACCATGTGGCTGATAATTATGCATCAATGGGTGAGGCTAAAGACTACACTGTAAAAAAGGGTAAGGTTGGTCGCGGTGATCTGCAAAAGCTCGGTGGAGCACTTCCAGACTTGAAAGATATCGATGCTGGAATGTTTTTCTCTGCAACTGATTATACCAAGCCCGCCAAGAAATACGCTCAGGAGGCTGAAAATATAACTGGAAAACCGATTACATTATATGTTTTACGACCTAGTGCCGAGCTTGATGACCAAGGTTTTTTTAAAACTATTATAATAACCATGCATATAATTACTCCCGACCTACAAAGCGCAAAATGGTTTCCACATATTACCTCCGAGGGGCAAGAAGCACTTAGAGCACTGCTTAAAGAAGGTGAAGATCACATTGAGTACCAAATGAATTTGGAATACTTTTATGACAGAAGCGGCAACGAAATGCTTTCAATTCAAGAGTTGACGTCACAAGGCTTCGGCGAAGTTAATCAAGACTCAAATAAGTCCCACGCCTGTTTTTTATTAAAAGAACATTATATTAAAGCGAATGGAGTGTTAGCCGAAATACATGGTTTGGAATACGAGATCCCCTATAATTATGATATTCAAGAAATGCGAATTAGTGATGATAGTGAGAATCGGTTTACGCTGCTAGACAAAGATGGAAATATTCTAAAAACATTTACTGATAAAAGACTTAAAGAATATGAATTCGATGAATATGGGAATCTTAAGAAGAGATAATAATTAATGTAGTGAATAAGCCGCTGAATGCGACCTTCAAAAACAATTTACAATGCCCGATTTGCGCAAACAAAGTTGATATGGCCCTGACCCTATCACAGCCCCCTCTTTCCCCATTGACAAAACCCAACCCGCAAGCTAATCTGATCCCGCACTGGCAAAATCCGGTGCCGGGATTGGTCTCCTGGAAACAACAGCGGCACCGCCGCATTCTCGCGGTTTTTTTGTGCCTGGCGTTCGGCCGTCTTTTTTATGGCGGGCTGGGCGGAGCAGCCGCAAGGCTGGCCGGGCTGCTGTTCCCGGTAGACCAACTTCGTTCAGTCCGCCACCCAATGTTTGGTCTCGTTCGGTGACGGGTTTACAACCTTTACTGGAACAGCAATCATGAATACTCAATTAAAAACCCTCGCCAACCCTTTTCAATTTGCCGACCTTGATGTTCGCACCGCTATCGATGAGCATAACGAAGTCTGGTTTTGCGCCAAAGATGTCTGTGAAATTTTAGATATTGACTGGACGGGGCACACCCTCGATAACATGCCGGAAAAGTGCAAGCTCATGGTAAAACTTACCACCAGCTTCGGCGAAAAGGACACCAATTTCATCAACGAAGCCGGTCTTTATCGGCTGATCTTTCGCTCTAACAAACCCAAAGCGGAACAGTTCGCGGACTGGGTTTATGAAGAAGTGCTGCCGGCCATCCGCAAGCACGGATTTTTCGGCGCCCTCCCCGCCAAAGACTACATCGCCGTGGTTAAGCAGATTTCCCAGTTAACCGATCAGCTCACCGACACCAAAAACGCCTTTACCCATCAACTGCTGGTTAAGCCCTTGCGTAACCTGTGCAACATGGCCGGTCACCCGATGCCCGATATTAAACTGATCAGCCAACAAATCGACCAGCTGGACCTGTTCGCGGGAGCCGACCATGAATAGCGCACCCGAAGGCGGCCTAAACAAACTGCAATACGCCATCCACGCCCTGGACGGCATCAACCACGGCATCGCCGCCGCCCTGGAAACCCACAGCGCCATCACGCCGATGCAAATCTACTGCATGCTGGAACTGGTCAGCGGGGCGTTAATGGAAAGTTTGGCCGAATTAGGCGAAGAGCGGTAATTTTTTTCTTGTGTCCTGGGGCGGAGGCAATCCGCTTCAGGGCAGTCAAACCGGCTCCTGAGGCTTTACTACAGCCTTGTAGTGTGTAGGTTAGGCTGACGCAAAGAAGCCCGGCGGAACGGAGCCGAAAAGTGTTGGGCTGCGTACCTCAGCCCAACACGCTAATGGTACGAGCAGTTTACCCAACCTGACTAAAGTAGTTGTAGTTGTAGCTGTATCCAAGAACCACTAAACTGAATTAAAATAGAGCCTGACCTAATGGAAGTTAAACATCCATGCTTGTAGCTCTTTGTAGCAAGATCACAGAGCCTAGCAAAACTACCCAATTCGAAGAGAGCGGCATATGAGTGCTATTACACATGACTATATTGATGTAAGCCAATTAGAAGTGGATGCTTTAAGTAAATCACTTACTTTGCATTTAATTGACTCAACATACGCAATTCTTTCTATCACAGGGCAAACATTTGCCCTGTATATCAACTCGAAATTGTTGTTAAAAGATGTTTTAAAGGAAGTAAAATCCAGTAGCAAAGCTATTGATGATGATCAGCTCGTAGATAAATTACAGCTGATACAGAATAAAGTTAAAGACTCTTATCACAAATTAGGCGATTTTCTCGAAACTGGAAAATTCACTAATCCGCTTAGCAAGATATTCTTCCCTTTGAACCGCTGGTTATTAAGGAATATATTTAATCACTTTGGTCTGATAATCACTAACATTACAGAACATGATGTGGATGTAGAGGATAGTGATTCTCAATCTTTTGATTCTGTTGACGATTTAATGAAGCATCTTAATTCATGACACAAACTGGTTCAGGTGGTGCTGTTATTAAAACGATAACACCATCGACATCATTCAAGAGACAATTTAAAAAACTACCGCAAGATATTAAAGACAGCCTTGAAGATGTATTTAAGGATTTGCTGAAAAATCCTCGTCCCCCAGGACTTAGGTTCGAAAAGTTAAAGGGTTATAAAAAGCCGGATATTTACACTGTGCACATTACCGGTAATTATAAATTGTCATTCGAAATTAATGGCTCCGACGCAAAGTTACGCTGTGTTGGCAATCATAACGAAATTGATCGACGACCATAAAGCAATGTAGGTCGGGCGACATCTTTTTCGTCGCCCGACATATCAATACATGTAGGCGTCGGTTAAAAGTAGCAGCATACCTGACCCACAAAGCCCTGCCTCAAACCTTGATTCTTGTATCGACTTAGATACAATACCCCTATGAACTACATTGTCGAGCAAACGGCAAGTTTCGCCAAATGGCATGCCGCATTGCGCGATATGCGCGCTAAAGTTGCGATTGCACGACGCATCGAGCGTGCGCAGAACGGAAACTTGGGCGACATTAAGCCGGTCGGCGGCGGTTTGTTTGTACTGTTGCTCGCCGGTGGCGATAAGTCCACGCAGCAAGCGGATATTCAACGCGCTATTAAATTGGCTAAAGAGGTTTAAATCATGACCGTTAAGACTGAAAAATTGTTGCCGTTCGACATGGCTGCTTTGCTCGATAGCGACGAAATGATTAGCGAATATCTGACGCAAGTGCTTGAGGACGGCGACAATGACGAGCTGCTTCGTGCGCTGGGTTATATCGCCAAAGCCAAGGGGATGGCGATGATCGCCAAGGAATCGGGGCTGGGTCGGGAGAGCCTGTACAAAGCGCTTGCCCCCGGCTCCCATCCGCGTTTCGATACCATTTTAAAGGTCATTAAGGCGCTTGGGGTTAAACTTCATGTCGAGCCGGTTTAAGGGCAAATGTTGGGGCACGCTATCGCTAACCCAACATACGCGCAACCTACGGCCCTGATTTAATGGACGAGTAAAAACGATGCTTACAGCAACTTAACCAGCGTAGTGACCAAAGCAGCCTGTCCCAAAGCTAAACCGACGCCCCATTTAATCAAACGCAATTCCATTTCCAACATATCCCGCCGCAACTCGTTAATATCGCTACTGGTCGCAATGCCGGTGTCAAACGCTTGGGTTTGCGCTTCCTTAAAGACTTCGGTGATATTTTTCTTCAAGGCCTGCCTCACGTAACCGGGTGACAAATTTATGTGTATAGAAAAGAATAGCGGTCATAGTAACCTCGTGTCTCTTTATGGATTCATTGTAATTCATTGCAAACCAAATGAACATTTGCCAACCACAAAACAATCCATTTACGCCGCTACGACCCCACCCAAACCGGATCTTTAAACCCCACCGGATTCCCCGGTATCAACTCGTTCAACTCCAAAAACACCTGCTGCATCGCCGTCACTTCCAGCTCGTGATAAACCTGCATGCTTTTTTGCAGGTCGCCGAAACCGCCGATATTGGCGGGCAAGATAGCCACTAAGCCGGGATAGACCCGGTGCATCGCCAGCATGTCCATTTCCGCTATTTCCTTGACCGCCTGAAACTCGTCTTTACTGCCGATATTGCCGACCGGAATCACCTTAACCGGCTCTTTATTGTTGCTGCGCGGGATGTTCAGGTACAGGCTGCGGAAATTGCCCGGCCCTTTCGAGTTCTTGACTTGGTTCTCGATGGCCTCGGCGGTTTTATCGTCCAGATTGGCGTCGGTGGTGACCAGGATATAACCCATGTGCGCACCGTTGACGTAATACTTGCGCCGGAACAGCGTCGCGTCCTCGCTGAGCAATACCGATTGAATGCCGCCCAGGTATTGCGGCAGGCCGTAAATATTTTGCTTAAGGTCGGGCTCTTTGATGTGGATCACTTCCCCCGGCTTAAACTCCACTTTGCTGAAGTCGGCATTGATTTTGTAAAACACGTCCGGGCTCTTGCCGGGGCGCATGCTGATCGCCGGTAGGCGGGCCAGCCGTAACACATTGCCGAAACGGTCGGTAAATTTCTGAAAATAAGCATTGGCCAGCACCGCATAATCCAGCGCCGCGGTTTTCATTTCAGCGGTCGACAGCAGTCTGGACGGGGTAAACCATTTGACGATCATGTTCTTTTTAAAATGCAGGATCGGGCCGTGATAGGCGTTGGCATTCATCAGCCGGGCCAAGCCGTTCAGGTCGACCGGCGGGCGGTAATAGTCGCCGCCCATGTCCAAAAACGCGCCCAGGTAATCGGTCATGCGATTGGCCAGCACCGGCTCCGGGTCGCCGAAGGAAAATACTAACGCTTTGCCGGTGTTTGTGGTCTCTTCTGTCATGATTGTTCCTTTGGTTATGCCGCTTCGCTAAAGGTGGCGGTGGACTTGCGCCCGTCGTTGTTAATCGGTTCGTAAATCAGCCCGTGCATGATCGACCAGGCGATGTCGGCGTGGCCGGATTCGACACTGCGGCTGGAGGCGTAGGTAATCTGGCCGCTGTTGGTGGTGGTCTTGGTAATCATTAAAAACGCCCGGGTGATGTCGTTATCGCCGGCTAAATACTGAAAGCGTCCGGTGTTGACCACGTCCAGCGCTTTGACCACCAGCTGGGTTTTCATTTCCATGCTGTAATGGATCGGCGTGGCCTGCGGGTAAAAATCGACGACTTTTTCATAAACGCCGTAACCGATGCCGGTGGTATCGATGCCCAGATGCACGACATTATGCGAATCGCGGATTTCCTTGATGCGGTTGGCTTGGTAAGTAAAGTTTTGCCCGTGGTAGCTCTTTGTGCGCAGCGCCCGCCATTTATCCCCGGCTTTCAGCGGCACCGCCAATATCGCCAGGCTGGCGTTGTCGCGGGTGCGGCTCGGGTCGTAACCCAGCGCCACCGGTTTGTTAAGGAACGGCCTGTCGGTGTTGTCGTGATAGTCTTTCCAGTCGTCGATTTCGACCGTGCAATCGAGCAGCTTTTGCAGGCTGAATACCGACTTGCTGTCGTCGATAAACTTGCACATGAACAAGTTGGCGTAGTCGTCCTCGCTGTATTCCAGCTTTAACTCCTCGATGTCGAACAGGTCGCAGCCTTGGGCTTCGGCATCTTCCACCGTGACCATATGCCGCCACTTTTTGTCCGGGCCCAACCAGCCGTCTTTTAAATGGGCGTGGCTGATGTCGAACTCGGCTTTTTGATGGTCCGGCTTGCCTTTGTTGTAAAGCTCGCCGCTCCATTCCTGATAAGCCTCGTGGCTGATCGCCGACGGCGTGGAAAAATAGGTCTTGGTCCATTTCTTGTGCGACGCCATGCCGCTGGCGACTTTGTTGAGCTTTTTGTAATTGTTGATCCAAAAAATCTCATCGATGTACAAATGGCCGTTATAGCTCTGCGCGGTATTGCTGTTGGTGCTTAAAAAGCGCAGCTCGGCGCCGTTGGATAAGGTCAGGCAATCCTGCCCTTTCAACTCCACATCAAAATACTTTTTAGCGAAGGCGATGATATAAGCTTTAAACACGCCCGCCTGGTCGCGGCTGGCCGACAGGAACAACTGGTTGTCGCCGGTGCGGACCGCGTTATCGAAAGCTTCGAAGGCAAAATAAAACGTTGCGCCGATCTGGCGGCTCTTCAGGATCATCCGTATCCGTCGGGTCAACGGATCGTAGCGTTTTTCGTACCACAGCTTTTGGTAGCCGAAAAACAGCTTTTCCCTCACTTCGTCCAGCATCTCAGGCGTAATGCCGGAGATGTCGTTTTTCGGTGCTTTTTCTTTGCGGCTTTTGCTTTTGGCGGGTCTTTCAGGCGGCTGCGAATAATCCGCTTCGCCGGGTACGCCTATCTGCGCCGGTCGGCCGCTGTTCAGCGCATTGGCTTGGGCCAGTATCAACTCGGCCTTGGCAAGATTGATTTTGAGATTACCGAAGGAATCAATCAGCTTGGTGTACAACCCCTGCTCTTCCGGCGTTTTCAGCTCATTTTCGGACAGCAGATTAATCCGTCTGGCCAGCGCTATCTCGACCGTATCCGGCGGGCAGAAGTTGTCCCAGTCTTCATTTTTACGCCAGTTATGCAGCGTGCGGTTAGCCACGCCGGTTTCCCGTTCGATGTCGGCAACAGCGCAGCCGCGGATATACAACCGCTTGGCAGCTTCCTTGATTTCCTGCGCGTAGTGTTCGGCCATGACATCCCTGATAAATGATTTACTCTCATTTTAGGGTGTTTTTTAAAGCGGCATTACCGGGTTTATTTGTTAAATTTACTATATTAAACAATTAGGTACAGACACAAACAGCGTCGATTGTTTTGCCCTGAAAAAAGGGTAATCTGCCTCCAACGTTACACGTATTTATGAATGTTTAAATCGCAGGAAAGGTGTTTTAGATGGCAGACAGAGTGTTAAAAACGGATTTCAAACGCATAGGGCGCAGCGGCCCGACCGTGGACGGTCGCGTAGTCGAGCCGCAATGGATCGATGATATGGCGGCGAGTTACGATAAATCGCTGTTTACCGCGCTGATCTGGCCCGAACACCAACGCTATGTCAATTACGGAACCATCGAAGAGCTGCGCGCTACCGACAACGAAGAAGGCGGACGGGATTTGTGGGCGGTGTTGTCGCCGAACTCGTTTTATACCGGCTCGAACCAGTACGGGCAAAAGCTGTTTACCAGCATGGAAATCACCCCTGATTTCCGTAAAACCGGCAAAGCGTACCTGACCGGACTGGGCGCAACCGACGACCCGGCCAGCGCCGCCACCAGCGAAATAAGGCTGTCGAAAGTCGCCGACCAAGGCGGCATTATCCTGACCAAAGCGGTCGAAACCGTCGATAAAACCTTCGAAGATCCGGCACCCAACACCTTGCTGGACCAAATCAAAGCTCTTTTCAAAAACCAACCCCACGAGGAAGAAGACATGGCGGATAAAGAAGCCCTGGCGAATTTACAAACGGAATTTGCAGAAGTTAAAAACCTGCTTGTCCAATTCACTCAACAACAACCGGGCAAGCAGCCGGACGACAAGCCGAATGATAAAGCCCCCGCCGTTATGCCTGAACAGTTTACCGCGCTGACCAATCGCATTGCCGAGCTGGAAATAAAATTCAGCCAAAAACCGGCGGACGACAAGCCAACGGTAACACCGGCCGATCTGCAACAACTGACCGATAAATTCAGCGCAATGGAAACCCGGCTTAACGACGCGCTTAACGAACAACCCGGAACCGATGGCGGCCAGCACTACAGCGCTAACGATCCCGATGCACAACACATCGTTTAATCAAGGATAGACACCACTATGGCTCAATTACTATCGGCGCAAGCCAAAAAACGCATGGACAACCTGATCGCCCTGACCGCCGATCGTTACGGCGGCGTTCCGGGCGAAACCTACACCGCGACCCCGTCGGTCGCGCAAACCTTGAATGAAAAAATCATTGTCGACGGCAACTGGCTGTTGCCCTTAATCAATGTCGTGCCGGTGGCGGAAATGAGCGGCGATAAAATCTTCATGGATTTGGCCGCGCCCGTCACCAGCCGCACCGACACCTCGGGTACCGGCGAACGTAGCGCCAAGCGCCTGCTGTCGCTTAGCAATAAGACCTATCAGCTCTACAAAACCGAATCCGACGTCGCCTTGACTTACAGCCAAATCGACTCATGGGCCAAGTTTAAGAATTTTATTGAAATGTACGCCAATAAAGTTGCCAAAGCCATCGGTAATGATCGCGTCAAAATCGGCTTTCACGGCACATCGGCCGCCACAGCAACCAATCTCACCACCAACCCCAATCTGGAGGATGTCAACAAAGGTTGGCTGCAAATAATCCGTGAATTCAACGGCGGATCGCAGTACACCATCGGCACAAGCGGCGTGCCGGTTCAATTGGGCGGCAGCACCTTTAAAAACCTTGATGTATTGGTCGGCAGCGCGATTGACATGTTGGCCGAGCAATTCAGAGAAGATCCCGACCTGATTGTATTTTTAGGCAGAAGCGTGCTTCAGTACACCAGAAATCAATATTACGCCGCCAACGGCAACACGCCGACCGAAAAAGCCAAGGTCAACGATGCGACGACCATGACCACTTACGGCGGCCTGCCCGCCTTAACGCCGCCGTTCTTTCCGAGCAATGGACTGTTGGTAACCAGCCTGAACAACCTGTCCATTTACTGGCAGGAAACTTCATGGCGGCGTCAGCAACTCGATAACCCGAAACGCGACCAGTACGAAGATTTCAACAGCCGTAACGAAGGCTATGTCGTCGAAGTCGAAGAAAAAACCGCGTTTATCGAAAACATCACCTACGCCCCAATTTCATGATGAGCGCGAATCCACTCGATCAGATCAAAGCCCGGCAAATCGCCGAGGCGAATGAAAGCGGCGAACGGCATCCGTACCAGTCCGGCACCGAAGATAAACCGGTGCAAAAGCCTGTCGCTTCGGATCATGGGGCATTGTCCAATCCGCTGTCCATGATTAAACAGGCGCAACAGGCGGAGTCAGAACAAGACGGCAAACCACATCCTTATTTAGGTGTGGATTCAGCGCCTGGGCCGGATAGAACGGTAACCCGTCCTGTTGGTAAAGACTTTGGCAAGCTGGAACACTACCAAGCCGCCATGTCGGCCGACTTGGCCACGCTGTCGGGCATTAAAGACATCGTCGAAAAAGCCAAGGCCAAAGCCGCCATGCTGGCGACTTATATGCCGTTTGTGCAGCAGTACGTCGACAACAGCGACAACTATCCGAACGATGTTGCCGTTAGGGTGTGCATCTGGCTGTTCGACATCCTGGACATCGAGCGCGCGTTATACCTGGCCTTTGTGCTGATCCAGCAAAACCAGGTCATGCCGCCGAAATTCGACCGCGACCTGAAAGCGTTTGTTTGCGATGCCATGTACGACTACGCCGAGGTGTTGCTGAAACAAGAGCAGTCGGCCGGCCCGTATCTGGATCAAGTTGTTGCCGCGATGGACGCGGAACAATGGTCGCTGTCGCCGCCGGTGCATTCAAAAATGTACGCGATGCTGGCCAAGCATAAAAAACGCGAAGGCAAATGGGGCGAATGCCTGGCGCTGTGCGAAAAGGCGGAACAGGTTAACCCTGAAGGCGCGGGCGTCAAGACCATGAAAAAAGAAGCGCTGGCGGCCTTGGCAAAGTTAAAACCGGACTCGGGGCAATCCGAATAACGATCTCCACAAGCCCTGGCCGGCAACCACCCGTGCAGCACGCGGCTCTCGACGATGTTTGCACCGGTTGTTTGTCCAGGCACTAATTTACAAGGTACGCGGTGCGGACCCTATATTTTTACGGGATAGGTATGAAGAAAACATTTTTAATCATTGCGGCCGCTCTATTGCTAAGCGGCTGCTCGGCGCCTGAACTAAACGACGGCTACCAATTCGGTGACATCACCCATTTGGCCGAGCATGAACAGACTGAGATCAAACAGGCCGTTAAAGATTACTGCGACCGTAACCAAGACTCGGCCATCCGCTACGCGGCACTGAATCTTATCCGGCTGAAGTTTCCCTTCGTGCCTGAAAACGGAATTTGCGGCTAATGAGCCTAACCGGTAAACCATCATTAACCACCGCCGCCGCCCTGGCGAATGACGGCTTTTGGCCTGCGTTACAGATCGGCGATTTGCTGGATAGCTACCGCATCCCGTCCGAGTATGCCGATGACGTGATCAAAACCGGCTTAACCCTGGCGATGATCCGGGTAAACGACAAACTGGGCAAGGTAAAAGCCAAGTTGCAGACCGACGGTTACGACAGCTTGGCGGATTACACCGCCGCGCACCCGGAACCGATCAACAATAGCGACGTGTTCACCGAACACTACAAAAACGCGGTGTTTGCCCGAGCCAAAGCCGGACTGCTAAAGAATTTCGCCACCATCAACCGGCGGCCGCAAGCGGAAAACCAAGCCAAGGAAAGCGACGACACCGAGGATTATTGGCTGGATGAAAGCCAGGCATCGATTGCCGAGCTGCTTAAACGCGTGCTGCCCGATGAGCCGGTATTTAGCAAACACAATACTTTTGCGGTGCTGATATGAAGCAGCTGTCCGAACTGACCGCCTTGCTGATAAACCTGAACCTGGTCGCGGCGGAAAGCATAGAAAGCGTCGCCGACGAGCCTCGGATTATCCCATCGGGCCGTATTGCAACGCTGGATACCGGGTTAAATAAACCGGGCGTTATTTTGTACCGGCAGACCTATACCGGATTGTTTTTTATTGATGATTATCCGTTCGATAAACACCCTGTTGAAGAGTTGTTGGGGCAAATCTGTGCATATTTACTGGAGAACGGCAACGGTAGCGATGAAATACCGGTACCGGAAACCCATGTCGAGATACTGGATAACGGTACCGCGAACATCGAAGTGCAGATCAAGTTCGAGGAAGACGTTTACGGAGTAGAAGATCCGGACGGAACAATTCCGCTGAAAGGAAAAATGTACCGAGTCGCCGATCCTGAAATCGATTATGTACTGACCGGAGATGTCGCCACATGAGTAATGTGGTTCATGTCGATGTAAAAGGGCGGCTTGAATTTAGGCGGCAGCTTGGCTTGTTGATCCTGGCGCCTCGTCGGCGACAACGGCTTGCTGTGAGAGTTGCGAACAAGGTGATCTCAAACAGTAAACGCAGGGTGCGCGAGCAACGCGATTTAGACGGCACGCCTTATAAAGCCCGGTACAAAAAACGTAAAGATCGACGCAAGATGCTGAGCCGACTGGTGAAAGAACTGAAGGTGATTCAAGCCGACGGCGATAGCGCAACAATCGGTTTTTATAAACCCAGTTCAGGCCGCATTGCTGCGATTCAACAGCACGGCACGACCGAGACGATAAATATGCGCAGCAGAACTCGGCGCACGCTGAACGGCAACAGAATCAGCGCCTCGAATTCGGCAGCATTCGCCGCCGCAGCCTTTGCGCCGGCGACAAACAGGCAAGCGATGGAACTCAAAGCACTGGGGTTTAAAGCCAAGATCAACGGACGGATGAAAACGGCGGGACTGGGCTGGATCAAAGCCAATATGACCGTCGCCAAGGCGGGCGCAATTATCCGTTCGATGCGCGAAAAACAAGGCATAAGCCGCAATATTTCATGGATTACCCATTTGGCGGCACGGAGCTTTCTCGGCGCAACAACAGCTGAAATACAGCAATACATTAATGAAATTTATGACGACATGGAACAGGAGTTAGCCCGTGGCATTAGGTAAAATTACAGTCAACGCCCTCAATCTCAACCAAGGGCCGTTTCCCACCGTCGAGAAATATTTTCTCTTCATCGGCGTCGGCGCAACCCACCAAGACACCTTGCTGTTTTTAAACACCGACAGCGACCTTGATGTCGAGCTGGGCGCGGCGGATTCGGAAATCAAGCGCCAAATCAAGGCCGCCAAAGCCAACGCCGGGCAAAACTGGGCCTGTTGCGCGGTGCCGGTCGCCAACGGCGCACTGTGGGCCGCGGCATTCGACATGGCGATGAACAACAACGTCAAGATCGAAGCCTGCGTAATTTGCACGCCGGTCGCCGCGCAAGCGGACTTAACCGCGATGCATGCCAAAGCGATCGAAACCAACGCGACCTATGGCCGCCGCCTGTTTTTTATCGCCGCCGCCGAAGCCATCGATCCCACGCCGACCACCGGACAAACCTGGGCCGCCTACGTGACCGCATTGACGGCTTTAACCGCCTCGCTGTCCGCCATGCGCGTCTCGATCGCGCCCTATATTTTTGATGACGCGGTCGGTATTTATGCCGGGCGCTTGTGCAATTACCAAACCAGCGTCGCCGATACCCCGATGCGGGTCAATACCGGCGCATTGGTCGGGCAGGACGCATCGACACTGCCCAAAGATAAAGACGGCATTATTTACACCAACGCCCACGCCAAAGCGCTGAATGATCAGCGTTTCAGCGTGCCGCAGTTCTATCCGGATTATGAGGGGGTGTACTGGTCCGACGGGCAAACACTGGATGCCGCGACCGGCGATTACACCGTCATCGAAAACCTGCGCGTGGTCGATAAAGCCGCACGGGCGGTACGCCTGGTATTGATCGGCTTGATCGGCAACCGCGGCTTTAATTCGACGCCGGTGGGTACGGCCTGGGCCACCAGTAAATTGATGCGCCCCTTGCGCGAGATGAGCAAGTCGACCGACTTCCAGGGTATTCCATTCCCCGCCGAACTACAGCCGCCGCAAGACGGCGATATTGTGATCACCTGGGTGACGCGTACCCAAGTCGAGGTATTCATCAAGGCGCGGCCGTTCGATATACCCAAGGACTTGACCGCCAACATTGTGCTTGACCTTTCAGCCCCCGTTTAAGGATTCATTATTATGGCTAATAAACACGGACAACACTTATCCGGACAGGACTTCGACATCATGATCGGCGACCACATGGTTCATGTCGAAAACATGAGCGCGAGCATTACCGACAACCGCAAAGCCGTGCAAACGCGCGGCATCCCCAACGGCTACGTCAACGGCGATGTCGCCTGTTCCGGCGACATCGAAGTCGATAGCGTCAATCTGAAGATATTGACCGATGCGGCGAAGTCTTCGGGCAGCTGGCGGGAACTGCCGCCGTTCGATGTCGTCTGCATCGGCAAGAATATCGATAACGAGCAAAAGCAGGAGTTTTTCGGCTGCCTGTTGTCGATCTCCGACCTGTTCAACCTGGACGGCAAGGGCGGCGAAAAGAACAAGCACAAAATCAAATTCGAGGTCACCAGCCCCGATTTTGTCAAAATCGATGGCGTGCCTTACTTAAGCACTAACGACACCCGAGACCTGTAATGATCAAGGTCACGGTTAAACAGTTAAAGGATGCTCTCTTGCGTAAGGATGCGCCCCTATTTACCGGCGAGTTAAACCTCACCCTGGTCGGCATCCGGGCAACCGATACCGGCACTTTTAAAGATCGGTTATGCGTACTGCATGAAGATGCGGAAGGTAAGACGCAAATGAAGACTTACCCGATTATGACCGATATTTTAAAGCCGGGGCATTATCCTGACTGCTGGCAGATCGGATCGCATCAGGGCAAATATATCGCACTGGTGCAGCGCGGCCCAATGACGATTTGCCGCAATGCGCATCAGGAACAAACCGGCTATTTCGGCATTAATTTGCATCGTACCGGCGTCAACCCGCACAGCTTGCAATCCGACACGGTATCGGCCGGTTGCCAGGTGTTCGCCAACGCGGACGATTTCGACGCCGTCATGGCGCTGGCGCAACAGTCGGCGGCAAAGCACGGCAACCGTTTCAGTTACACATTATTGGACGAGGTGGATGTATGTCAGCCTGCACAGAGCAAGGAAGCCCAAGCCCACGCTTAATCAGCAGTTGGGGTTACAAAAACATCAGCCCGGAAGAAAAGGCGAGGATTTGCAACGGCGCCGGGGCGGCGGGCAAATGGATCAGCTCCATCATACCGAACACCATGTACGGTCTTGATTGCACCGAGGCGTTCAATATTCATGATTACGATTATGAAGTCGGCGTCAGCCGGGCCGACAAAGAGCGCGCGGATAAGAATCTGTTGCTCAATCTACTGGCACTGATCGAGCACCGGGGCGGCTTATTAATGTTGCCGAGGCAATGGCGGGCCATGAAATATTACGAGGCCGTGCAGTTACTGGGCGATGAGGCGTTTTTTAAAGGCAAAGGGTGACACATGGACGATGCATGCAATTTAAAGCTACAAAAACTGGAGCTTGAGCAAGCCGCCCATGGCCGATCTATTCGCCTGCTATTTAAAAAACAGGCGGAAACAGACCGGGCATTAAGGGATATACACCAGATTAAATATATTTTGATCGGTGCAGTGGGCTGGTCGGTACTGGATAAATTGGGCTTGGTCGAAACGCTAAAACTGGCGCTCGGCGCATAACCGTAGATCGGGCATGTTGTTTATGCCCGACTCACATGCACAAAACGTTGGGCTAAACAGCATGGCCCAACCTACATTTTTTTTAACTTTGAACAAGGGGAAGAGCATGGAAAAAACACCACCAACCGATGTCGTCGTCAACGAAGACCTGATCACCGTAACCGTCGGCAATACCGACCTGCGCTTTAATGTCAGTGCGGCCAATTTTAATCAATACATTAACGACCAGGTCCCGAACAACAAAGTGTCGCCGGCCTACAACCTGCTGCAACGCACGGTTGTCGATGAAGACAAAGACGCCTTTAAACGCGTGGTATTGAGGAACAAAGTGCCCAATGGCGCTGTAGTCATGAGCATCGCCACGGTCATCGCGATGGAGTTCGGCGCCGGTGTCGAGATCACGGTAAAAAAGTCGAGCGCCTCGCTGACGGCATAAGCGAGAACGGCTACAGCCAATTGATAGCACTGACCAAACACTGGCTGCCTGGACAGCCGATCAATGAACAAACCATGGCGGAAGCCTTGTGGCTGGACCAGCGACACTGGAACAACACATCGGCCGCCATTACCAACGGCATCGCAAAGGCGTTTAACGGCTAATGACCGCACTGAATAATCTGTTGTTTCGAGTCTCGCTGCTGGACGGTATGTCCGGCCCGGCTCGAACCATGATGAATAACATGGACCGCGTCACCTCGCGCATCCAGGGCGGATTTAACAAAATCGCCTACGGTGCGGGCGGGCTGGCCGGTGCTGCCTATTCATTGGACGGTATTTTGCAGCCTGCCAAGGACATGAATAAAGCCTTGGGCGAAATATCGTCCATGAGCGTTGCGCAAGACGTGCTCGATAACCTGAATAAAACCGCGCTGAAATTCAGCGTTCAGTTCGGCGAATCGGCGGCCGAATTTGTCAGTTCCGCTTACGACATTCAAGGCGCTATTTCCGGTCTGGTCGGCAATGAGTTGCCCGCCTTCACTTATGCCTCGGATGTGCTTGCCAAGGGCACTAAAGCCGACATGGCGACCATCACCAACTATGTCGGCACCATGTACGGCATTTTCCATGATAAAGCCGATGCGATGGGCAAGGCCAACTGGATCAATATGATGGCCAGCCAAACGGCCGTTGCGGTCAATATTTTCAAGTCAACCGGTCAAGGCATGTCGGATGCGTTCGAGAATTTGGGCGCTCGGGCCGCTACCGCCAATATTGCCATGGAAGAGCAAATGGCGATCCTCGGATCGTTGCAGGCAACCATGAAAGGCGCGGAGGCCGGAACCGGATACCGGTCGTTCTTGGATAAAGTGGTCAAGTCGCAAAAAGACCTGAACCTGAGTTTTTTGGACAGCCATAACCACATGCTGCCGATGGTCGACATATTGACCAAGATCAAGGGCAAATACGGCGACCTGAGCGATCAGAAACAAATGGCGATCGTCTCGAAAGCGTTCGGCGAGTCGCCCGAGGCGATGCGGGTGATTACCGCCTTAATCGGCGATATCGACGGCCTCAGTGCCAGCATTGCCCAGGTCGGCGAGCAAACCGGACTGCAAGGCGCTATCGATATGGCCAAGGCAATGACGATGCCGTGGGAACAGGCAGGCAAAGCGGTCGATGCGGTCAGGATTATGCTGGGTCAAAAGATGCTGCCGGTGATGACGCCGGTTTATAACGGCATTACCGGGATTAGCGAAAAGCTGATGCGCTGGATGGACTTATTTCCGCATATCACGACTTATATCGGTTATGCGGTTTTTGCCGTGCTCGGCATTATTGCGGCGCTGTCGTTGCTGTCGATCATGGTCGGCGTGGGCATGGTCTCTACGGTCGGATTCGGGCTTGCGTGGTCGGCGGTAGGGGTTATTCTGGCGCCGTTAACACCGCTGATCACCGCGTTGCGCATGGCGTGGGCGGTGATGAAAATGGAAATACTGGCGGGCTCCGGTGTGTTTACGGTATTAAACGCCGGTCTGGTCGCCTTTGGCACTCAGTTAAAGACCAACATTGCGGCCGTCTGGGCGTGGAATGTGGCGTTGTTCAGTAACCCGGTGACATGGATAGTATTGGGCATCGGTCTATTAATCGGATTAGTTGCTGCCGCCGTCATTTACTGGGATACCTGGACTCAGGCGGTTGCTAACTGGTTCAGCGCTTTTGATCCCTTTTATTTGATCGGTCAAGGTATCGGTTGGATCATTGTCGGGTTTCAATCGATTGGGCAAGCCATAGATTGGCTAATTGCCGGTTTCCAAGCGATCCCTGATTGGTGGAATGGATTTAAAGCCTGGGTTTCAACGCTCAATCCGTTAGCCGCGATTAGCGAAGGCATCGCTTTATTCATTACCGGACTTGAAGCGATTCCTCAGTGGTGGACGCGATTCAAAGCATGGCTTGCTTCTCTTAATCCCTTTGCTGGCGTCGGTAGCGCGCTATATAACCTGATGAGTGGCATACAGTCAGTTACAGGTTCTGATATACCCACGGCGATGGCTCGGCCGGACACCGTCGCTCAATCGCCCGCACTGGCTAAACTTACGGCTCCTGCGGCAATTGCCCGGCCCGGCCCGGCTATTCAACAACCGCCTGTGCTGGTAAAACTGGATACGCCCGCGGCGATTTCCCAACCTACACCGACGGCTCAAGCGCCGGTATTGGTAAAACTGGAGACACCGGCGGCCATTGCGCAGCCTCAAACTGTCGCCCCATCGTTGGCGGCCATGACCGCACAACCCCAATGGCTGCAACAACCCGCGCCCGGTCTGCTGTCGGACGGCTTTGCGCAACCGCAACCCATTGCGCCGCCTGCCGCGCTCAGCCAAAGCCAAACCGCCAACGTGCCGAAAGGCGGCATTATGAGCCAGATTAACAACGCTAATAACAGTAAATCGATTGATGTGGGTGGCATCTACATTACCAACCCGCAAGAAAAGGTGAGCGGGCAATTGTTAGCAGACCAATTATTAATGTCGGCGGGGTAATCATGCTCTACATCGATCTACGCATCACCGACAACGATCTGACGCTCGGCCCCGGCCATGAGCCCGCCCTGCTCGGCGACCGCGACAGCATTATCCAGGACACCCGGCACTTAATCCGCGATTGCGGCTTGTTGTCGGCCTGCATCGGCGAACGCGACAACGCCAAAATCGCGCTGTTGATGCAAAAGCTTGAGCTGAAAATTGAAGACGACATGCGCCTGGTGCCGGGCACGATAAAAATAACCCGGCAAGGCGCGGAAACCTTTTTTATCGACGCGATGACGGTCAAATTCGGCCCGATAAACATTCAGGTAAACGCATGAGCGATATCGATTACTACCAGCTGTTAAAAGATAACGGCATCCCGACCACGCAAGCCGACCTTGAAACGGCCTGGACGGCTGAAGTCGCCGCCCAAGGCAGCACCATCAGCAATGACAATGCCTATTCTCCGTTCTGGCGGGTCGTGACCGCATTGATCACGCTGCCGGTGCTGTGGCTGATCAAGTTCATGGCCGAAACGGTGTTCCCTAATTCATTCGTTCAGACCGCAACCGGCATTTTTTTAGATCTGCTCGCGGCGGCGGTCAATTTAACCCGTAAACCGGCCGCTGCGGCCAAGGGCCTGATCACCTTTACCCGCTCCGACCTTAACGCGGCCATGACGATACCGGCGGGAACGATTATTCAGACGGCCTCGATCAACGGCTTTATTTACGAGCTGGTCACCGACGCCGCCACCGCTTTTCAAGCCGGACAAGCGACGCTGGCGATCAACTGCACGGCGGCCGCGGTCGGCGACAGCTACAACCTGGCCATCGGCTATTACACGATTTTAAAAACGCCGCTGGCGGGCATTATCAGCGTGACCAACGCCGACGGCTGGCTGACGGCGCCGGGCACCGACACGGAAACCGACGACGACCTGCGCGACCGCGTACGCAACCAGTTCAACACCGCCAGCGATTACCACACCGACAGCGTTTACCGGTCGATGATCGGCCAGTTTCCGGGCGTGCAAATTAATGCGATTTATTTCGAGCATGAGGCGCCGCGCGGACCCGGTACCGCCAATGCCTATGTGCTGTTCGATTTCGATGCCCCGGCGACGCAATACCTGGCTGATATTAACGCCTACATCACCGACGACGGTCACCACGGCCACGGCGATGATTTGCAAGTGTTCAAGATGCCGGAAACCGAGCATGCGCTGGTCGTCGATGTCTGGCACGAGGCTTTTTTAACGTCCGGACAAATCACCCGGCTGCAGACCGATGTGAATAATTTTATCCGCGCGGCCTTCCGCGAGAACAAGGCCTACAGCCCTACCCTAACCTATCCTTACAGTCGGTTTTCGTTCAGCAAATTGGGGCAGGAACTGCACCTTCAGTTTGCCGATATTCACAGTATCGATTTTGATTTAACCGACATTGTCTCGGCCTTGAACGTGCCGACGCTGTCCGCGCTGACGATCAACATGCAGGTGACCGAATAATGGACCCGATTAAACTGCCGTTTTGGCTTGAAGGCGTTGAACTGGTTAAGCTGCGCGACGCGGCCACGGCCTATTGGGCGCGAATCGCGGACTGGATCGGATGGCCGTTGACGCAAATCGACGCCTTGACCTGCAGCGAGGGTGTTTTAAAGCGGCTGGCGTATCAACGTGATATTGGGCGCTTTCAAGACGAGCCGCTGGACCTGTTCAGGAAACGCGTGGCCTTCGCTTATGTCAACGCCCAGGACGCGGGCAGCAAAGCCGGGTTTATCGCTATTTTCGAGCGCCTGGGTATCGGCGCGTTAGCGATCGATGAACGCATCCCAGGGCTGGACTGGGACATTGTGCATTTGCAAGTGTCCGATCAACAGCTGTCCACTTACCAGTTGCTGCTCAACCGGATTGTTGTGCAATACCGGCGCACCTGCCGTCGATATTCGTTTGTCAATACGCTGGCGTTATCGCTATCGATCAAGATGCAGGACAACGGTTGTGAATGGGCTTACGACAGGGCCGTCCAGTCGGATGTACTCGATCACACCAATATTATCCCCGCCGCCATCTCCGTGCAGCCGTTTGATCGCGGCTGGGGCATGGATGCGGCAAAATTATAAGGAGCCATGATGGGATTTATCACGATTACCGGCGAATCCGTTATCGCCGAAAAACAAGGCGACGATGAGGCGCTGGAAATAACGGAATTTGTGCTGGCCAACATCCCCGGACTCGGTGCCGAACCGGCCGACCGCATACCGACGCTGCCGACATCCGGCCAAATCGTCGATGTCAGGACCTTTACCAAAAAAGGTTATTTGTCGGCCAACCAAGTGGTCTACTCGATCACGATGGATACCAATGTCGGCGATTATTCTTTCAACTGGATAGGCCTGCGCGATGTTGAAGGCAATATTATCGCCGTGTCGTACATCCCGGTGATTGAAAAGCGCAAAACCAACGGCTCGGTGCAGGGTAATAACATCACCCGGAGCTTTTTAATCCAGTATTCCGGCATTGCCGCGACCACGGCGATTAATGTGCCCGCCGAAACCTGGCAAATCGATTTTACCGCGCGTTTGTGGGGCATTGATGAGCGCGAGCGCTTGGCTAATTACGACCTGTACGGACACGACTATTTTTTCGATACCGGCTTTGCGGTCAGTCTGCAATCCGGCAATAACTACGATATTGCGCCCGGCACCGCCTACGTTGGCGGTATCCGCGGCAAATTGACGGTGGTATCCCATGTTGTCGCAGCGACAAAGCCGACCAGCGTCTGGATGGACGTGTCCTTGCAAGGCGATGTATCGGAGGTTGTAGCGGTGATGACCTTTACGGTCAATGCCGCCGCGCAGTCGGATTATACCGACAGCCTGGGCTTTAAACATTACCTTGCCAAGCTGGCCAATATTGCGGCTAACGGTACGGTGACCGACCTCCGCAATAAAACCGGCTTGATCGACGCTAAGATTGCCGCGCACGCCGCGGCGGCCGATCCGCATTCGCAGTATCTGACAAAAGTTGAGGCCGACGGCTTTTACGACAGCTTGGGCATCGCGGCGGCCGATGTTGCCGCGCATTTGTCCAATAGCGATCCGCATCCGCAATACATGACGCCGGCTGAAACCGCCGCCGTGCTGGCCGCGCACGTTGCCGCCGACGATCCGCACCCGCAATACATCACTGACGCCGAGGTTGATACCAAGATCGCGGCGTCATCGACTTCACTGGGAATTATTTACTTCATGGGGCAATTATAAATGTCTGGATTAATCGGCAAGGCCGCGCTCGCGGCATCAACTTATACGGCGGTTGCGACCGTCGCCACCGAAAAAACGCTGAATATTCGCGTGGTCAACCGCGACCCGATCAATACGGCCGCAATGCGACTGGCTATCTGTCCGTCCGCTTACACGGCTCCGACGGCACCGGCGAACGCCGACTATATCCGGCCTGTCGACTTCATACTGAGCGCGGGGGAAGTCATTGAAGAGACGGGGATGGCGGTCAGTACAGGTGAGGTCGTGGTTGCCTATGCCAGTGCGGCCATAGTGACAGTCCGTGTGCACGGACATTAATGACAGGGGCGGATAATGGCATTCTATTCAAACAAAGCGTCCAATAATGGTTCAGGTAGCTCATCTTCCGGTTCCGGTGCGTTTATCATGCAAGGAAAAGCGGGGGCGGCGGCAATCACGAGTAATGATTTGCTCACGTTGAATCAATTTGGACAGCTGCATACCGCTCAAGTATCGGATTATGCCGCGGTGTCGGCGTCAGGAGCATCAGCTGTTGCGGCGATAACGGTATCGAGCTATGCGCCAACGCTAATCAGTCGAAAAGAGACGTTTATCAGCCCCGTTGATGGCTCTGTGTTCGTGGTATCGACAGCCTCCGGCGGCGCTTATGGCGCAGTTGTATCTAAGTTTTCGGCGGCCGGAGCCTTAATCGGGTCGGTCGGTCTTGAAAATCAAACTTATACCAGTCAGTCGTTCATCATATCCCAACTATCCAACGGTAATTTAGTGGTCAGTTGGTCAACAACCGGGACGGCGACGCTGAATTTTGCGATTATTGATATTAATTTGTTAGTTGTCGTGTCAAAAACAGTGATTTCGACAGCGATTGCCGACCCTCACTACGATCAAATACCGTTATCGGGCGGCGGTTTTGCTGTGATTTTTACCGGCACTGCCGACGGCCGCGGCTATCTTGCCATTTACAACAACACGGGGGCAGTGACATCGGCCGTGTCGGCAATCTCAGGCGGACCGACCTCTTATGCATGTGCGGCAATGGCGCAGCTATCCAACGGTAATATCGCTATTGCCATTAATTCAATGACCGCTTCAAGGGCTTTGGGTCATGCGATTTACTCAGCGGCCGGCGCATCTGTCCTGGCTTACACCGTGCTTGATTCCGCATCCAGTTCGGTGGGCGCCTACGCATATCCAAGAATATCGGCATTACCCGGTTTTTATTGCTGCTCCACTTATGACGGCGCCAATTGCGTCACTTATGTGCTTAATAACGCCGGAACATTACAAGGCGGCGCGCTAACGCAGGCCAGCACAAACAATAGCACGGCGAATACGCAGCTTAGTCAATTGATCAATGACGGTACTGGTTTCTGGCTGGTGTCGCGCAGTCAAGCCCCCGATATTTTTGTGACCTATATTCCTACGTCTGGAACGGGCTTTGTTACAACCGACACGGGGATTGCAACCGCAAGCGTCGTCAATATTGACTGCTTTATTGAGCGTGGTTTCTTAGTGATGAACGTTAATCCATCGTCAATTTATGTATATAAAATCAATGCCACGTTTAACATTTATTGGCTCAATACAATCGCTCTAGGTTCGGCGCCGTTTAGTGTTGCATCGGCTATAAAAGCAACGGGAGATTTTACCGTCATGCTTGTGACTAATACGACCACCACGTCGTGGGGCATTGTTAAGTACATGAATACCGCAATTGTAGGCATTGCTCAATCATCAATAGCTGCCGGCAATGCCGGAACGTTGCTTAATTATTCTGAAGGCCCCGGCGGATTTTTGTGCAATACCCTATTGGGATCGGTCGGAAAAGCCTTTGATAACTCCGCAACGACCATTATCGGGAACAAAGGGACGATGTTAGGCAATTCGGTGACATTAAAAGGTATTTAATCGACGCCGAGTGTAGCCGTCATCAATAAAACTATTTATTTATTATTTAACCAAGGAAAAACAATGACTGCAAAAACAGATTTTTTTGAAAACAAATTAACCGACTTTCTTTTCAGGGGTCAAACACTGGTCATTGGCGGCTCTACCGCGACATGGTCCGCGGCGCCTACGTTTTACATCGGCCTACATACTGTGTCGCCGACCGACAGCTCGGCAGGCACCGAAATAGCCGGCGGTTCTTATGCAAGACAGCCGATTGCGGCCTCCTTAGCGAACATGGCGGGCACTCAAGCGGCTGGTTCTACAACGGCCAGCACGGGAACAAACGCCACGACCAGTAACAATAACGTCATCACATTTACGAACATGCCGGATACGTCAACCGTCGGCTTAGTGTCATTCGGTATTTACGACGCGGTTTCGGGCGGAAATTTGCTTGAGTATGCGGCTTTAACCGGCCAACCGATCAAAGCGAGCGCGGGCGCAACGCTGACTTTCGCGGCCGGGGCTTTGACGATTCAGGAAGATAACTAAGCTAAACATCAAAAGGGAGAATTGAAGTGGCTGAATACAAAGATTCCGTAAAAGATCAAACCACAACCACGGGCACCGGCACGCTGACTATTGCCGGTGTCGCTCCCGCCGGAGCCCGTACCATGGCCTCGGCTCATACAAACGGCGCTACAGTGCGATACCGAATCAATACTGCCGATCAGTCTCAATGGGAGGTTGGGCAGGGGGTATGGAATCCACCAACACTATCGCGGGATATTGTTTATGCGTCCAGCAATGCCGGGGCGTTAGTTAATTTCACTTCCGGCACCAAAGCGGTAATAACCGGTTTGACAGCGGCGGATATGGTTATGCCCGGGCTTGTTCCGCTCGCTACGCTCTCGCCAACGGCCGCTGTTAATGTGGATGCATTGACGGTATTTTCATCGTCATACGACAATTATTTAATTATCGGGAATGGGATTAATTTTGCCGCTGACGAGGGCATCGTTATGCGGGTTGCCGTGGCCGGAACAGTAGATGTTACCGGGAATTATATCCAGTGCGCGAGTAACTCCGGAGAAAGTACGTCTACATCGAGCTCCATTGGCATAACCGGCGGAACAGTGCGATCAGCGGGTAAAGGCGCCGGTTTTATTGTCACTATCGTTAATGCAAACGATTCGTCGCGCATTAAATTAATCAACTCGAAGAGCATTTGGCACTCAACTGTAGCAACAGGAGGGGTTACCAGCAATGAATACTGCTCCGCCTATATTGGTAACGCAATTAGTGGCGTTCGGTTTTCAAGCGCGTTTGGTAATAATTTTAGCGCTACAGGAAAAATCCGTATCTACGGCTACATGAATTAGGAAATATCATGACCTACACAATTTGTTATTGGGATAGTGACCTACGGCAACAGCTTGAGCGTGTCGCGACGCCCGAGGAAGTGCTTGAAATTGAGGCGCGAAAGATTCCTGATCCGGCCGTATTTGAAGCCTTAGTCGTTCAGGCCGTTCAAGCCATGTTGGACAATTTTGCGAAAACAAGAGGCTATGACAATATTTTATCGGCCTGTAGTTATGCGTCATCGCCAACGGGCAGATTTGCAGCGGAAGGACAATATTGTCTTAATGCAAGAGACGCCGTATGGAGCACTCTAAAGAATTTACTGGAATCCGTTGAATCTGGATCGGCGACAATGCCGTCGACGGTGGACGAGGTGTTGACGATGCTGCCTGTATTGGCTTGGCCTGACGTAGCAGCCTAGGCAATGCTTGGCTTATCGCCATTTGGAGCGTCGCCATTTGGCGCGGAGGCGGACGATGTCATAGTAGGGATAGCCGGTAGCGCCAGCAGCGTTACCGGCGATACCGGCAACGCCACCAATACCCTCAGCGTATCCGGCTCAGGCTCGGCGACCACGACGGACTCCGGCGCGGCATCGCTTAAGGCTTCGGTCGGCGGCTCGGCCGCTTCCGTTGCCGGTGACGGAGGTGCTTCTGCTCTTGCATTAGGTATATCCGGATCAGGCGCATCGACAGCGACGGATGCAGGC